TTAAATACATCTAATGTGGGTGATTTTCTATACTCATTATGATATTCAAGTATTTCACTTATAATCCATTTGTTTGCATCGTTTTCGAAGAACTTAGGAGTAGTGATTTCCCCAATAGTATCGAGGAACTTGGTATCAGTAAGAAGTGCAGAAATTACCTTTGATTGAAATGATTGTCCGTATTTCGATAAAGTATCTATTTCTTGCATATGTGACTCGGTTTGTTGTTTCTTTGATTCAAAGATACGAAAATTATTTGGATTTACAAAATTATAATGCTATTATTTGGATAATACAACTCATAAAAGTTATTTCTTTATCCACAACCATTGCATCCTTATGTTGTGATTCCGAAAGTATTAAAATAATATTGGAAGTGTTATTATTACCATACTCTTCAACCTTATCATAAAGATATGAATACATTTCTGAAAAGTCTTGAACACGAGCATCAGCTATTGCCTGTCTAATGTTTTTCCATTTGTTTGGTTTTGCATCGTTTGATTTTAATATCTCTACAATCTTACCTTTGATATCAGAATCAATTACAGAGGCTGTATCGAGTTTTAATATTCCTTTGGAGGAATTCAACTGACAAGTATTAATAATCTTTCTAATATCAGGATATGAACTATCAATGATAGGTACAAGGTCTTTTGGTTCGAATGTTACTTCCTCATTACCAAGAATTTGTGATATCTGTACTGCAACATCCCGTTTGGTTGGCGGTACAATCTGAAACTCTTGTGTTCTACTTCGAATTGGAGATATAACTTTCTCAACATAATTACATGTTAGAATAAATCTACAATGTTGTGAGAAGGTTTCCATCAAGTTACGTAAGATTGCTTGTGCATTCGGAGTCATGTAATCAAACTCATCAAGTATAACAATCTTCCATTTCTTGAATCCCATTGATGAAGCAAATCCCTTTACTTTATTACGAACAGTATCTACATTGTTTTCATCAGATGCGTTAATAATAATATGGTCACAATCAATTGAATTAACGATTAGTTTTGCCAAGGTTGTTTTACCAGTACCAGCTTTTCCAAAGAAAAGTAAATGAGGTACTTCACCCGTTTCTAAAAATTGTTGAACTTTTTCTTTAAGATGATCATTCCCAACATATTCTGATAATTTATTGGGTCTATATTTTTCTGTCCACAAACCATTATGAACACCATCTTCTTTTGTTTCTTCGAAAAATGCCATTTATACTCCCGAGTTTTTTACATCTTTAAGAAAATCTCTCAACATTTCCATTTTAGTAATAATTGATTGTTTTCTATTTTCATCAATACCTCGTTTAGCATCTTGATTAATTTCATTTATTAAATCTTGGATTGATTTAGATGCCACTAATAATCCATCATCTTTTGAATTCAGAAAGTTATCTGATATTCGATATTTTTGTGCTACTTCTTGTAAGTTCATATTATTGTTTTTTTATCTACCCACTTCGGATAATCGTTGTTGTTTAAAATCTTCCCACGAAACTGATATACCATCTACATAGTATAAGTGTTCCGGCTTTAATCTATTCTCATCATGTAATTTAGAATATCGTTTGATAGCCTGACGTTTCCACCAATTGTTGATGTTTTCTTGTCCTTCTACAAATTTCTTCTTCATTACTAATTCAGATTCTTCTATTTCAGAACGTAGAAACTCAGGTCCGTTTTCATACATCATGGCGAGATATACACCTCGTTTAAATCCATGATGATATTCGGTTTGCTTGATACCACATTCTTTAAATATCTGTCCAAGAATTTTTTGCTTGATACCACTCACAGGTCCACTAGCTCCTTTGCCAGTTCCCATACTCTTACCATTACGAATACGTTCATTAGTAATAGCTTTCTCGTACCACTCAGCACGATTCTCTTTAATCCATTGATGCCATGGTTCATAGAACTCATCATCTGGTTTTAATGAAATCTTACCTGCTGATTCTCCTAAAGTTTTGAAATGAGGAATTCCATTGTATTGTGAATGTATTCCATATAAAGAAGTTGTACCAACTGCTATAAGAGTTTGTCCATATTTTCTTTTCCAAAATTCTCTAACTTCAGGTAACGTAGTCATCATTGCGGTAAGTTTACCACCTAAGAAATTATATCCTAATGGTTGAGTACATACAATTGATGATGCTATGGTTGTGTAATTTAACTTACCATCTTTGAACTTGTTATCTTTATTCCAACCAATGTACTTATCACGTACACCCATTGAAGTAACATCTGAAGCTAGGGATACTAAACCTAAAAGTTTACCACTTGTTCTATCTTTGATAAAGATTTTAACATTACGACCTGGATTTGCTGTCCAACTCATAGTGTGAATCATTCTTCTAAGATAAGTCCACTTTGTTCCTAAAGCTGCATCACCATCAACGATTTCAACGTAAGGATCTAACGCTTCAATTTCTTGAATTGTTAATTCCTTATTGTTGATATCAGTTGGTTTCCATTGAACATCATAATATGATGCCATAATGGATTTATCTCTAATCATAGAATCTTCCTGCAACTCCACCCACTTTTTATATAGAGTCTGCTCTTCAACGCTCATTGTCATTAGATAATTCATATTATCTATCAACTTACGTTTCTCATTCTCAAATATAAACTCAGGCTTTGCTGGCTCTGTATCCCAAAAACTCATATTATTTAATCTCTACAAGATAATAATTTGATGCGTAATCACCATCAGTAAATACTAACTTAGATAATCCTTGAGAAGAAATCTCTAAAGATGATGTGTTAGAATTTTTATTACTCATCAAGATAGCTTTCAAGTATTTTGCTGAGAATTGGATTGGGTCTACATCACCTTCTACTTGTGCATCTACTGTAATAGAGATACGGTTAGAGTTGATTGAAGAATATCCTAAGATAATCTCAGATACACCAGCTTTTGAAGTAAATGTAAATGTATCAGCATCTGCTAATGCTCCCTTAGATTTAATAAATTTGTTTACAAACTCATCATCTAATTTTACAGTTACATTGAATGGAGGAAGTGCTTTTAAATCAGGTACCGCTGGGATAACTGAGGGTGCTGCTAACATATACTGCATCTTTGTTCCTTTATCGGAGAACTTTAATGCACCTGTTACTTCTTCGATTGTAATTGAGTTATCTAATACACTTAACAAACCTCTAAGTTGTGAAGTTGTATAGATACCAAACTCACCTTCAGGAAATTCTGCACCACTAACTGATACATCCCCTAAAAGTGTTTTGTCATCTGAAATCATTTTTACAGATAGATTTGCACCATCTGATTTTACCATTACTGATTCTACTTCACCACCGAGATTGTAACGATTGATGAAGCCATCTAATTTTTGTTTTTCCATAATTTAAATTTAATATATAATTTTACTTTTTATCTTATCTCAAAGATACGAATTTTATTTGGATTTACCAAATTAAAAGTTAAAAAACTTATTAACTTTTTCTTTTACTTCCTTTTTAACGTTGGTTCTTGTTTTAGTTTCTTCGTTATAAGGGTTATCTATTTCATATTGGATTCTTGCTTCTGCAATTTCCATGTATTCTTCTTCCCGTTCAATACCAACAAAATCGAAACCACCACGAGTTGCAGCCTTTCCACTTGAACCACTACCCATAAAAGGGTCTAATGTAGTTCCACCTTTTGGTGTTACTAATCTAATAAGATATAACATCAAATCAGTAGGTTTAACAGTTGGATGGTTATTATCAACTCCTTCATTCCTATCTTTTTTAGAAGTTTTTGGGCAATAAAAGAAACGAGATGCTCCACCTGTATCACCATAGGTGTCGTTATAAGATACATCACTATCGTAATGACCGTATGTGTTAACATCACTTTCACTCATTTTACGAGAAGTTCCTGCTTTCATAAAACCACTTGATAATTCACCTGTTTGTTCATCCAAGATTTTACCTGCTTCTTTATCTAATATGATGTTTGCAGGAAATCTGCCTGCTGATGGGTCATAGTTTTCACTACCATTACTTTTTCCATAAATAGATGCGTTACCATGTCCATATCCACCTTTGGTATGTGGGTTTTTTGCAAATATATCATCAGTTGATTCAACAACAACCCTACTATCATCTATGTTTATTCCACCCGTCCCCCATTCTAATACATTCTTTGCTACTGTCTTTTCACTTAAAGGTTTCCTTGCCATTACTATTGGTTCGTGTGCAGGTTTAAGAGCAGTTCCCCAACCTTCGTATTGTTCAACCTTCTTACCTATGTTATGTGATTTAGGAAAGCCACTACCATATATCCACATTATCTGGTCTCTTATCTCAAACCCTGCATCTTCTACTCTAACTGCCATTCTATGATAAGTTCTTGAACCTGCGAATGAAAGTAGATATCCACCGGGTTTTAGAACTCTTAAACATTCCTCAAAGATTTCTTGTGAAGGAACATCATAATCCCATTTTTTTCCCATAAAAGATAAACCATAAGGTGGGTCTGTAACGATTGAATCAATAGAGTTATCATCTAACTCTTTTAATTTATCTACACTATCTCCTAATATTAATTTCATATTCTAAAAGCTAAAAAATTTCTCTGCTGTTCTCTGTTCACTTACGACTTCACCCCAACCAATCGCATCATAGAAATCTTGTAACTTATGTTTTAGTTCTCTTTCAAAGATTTTATCGTGGTTAATATAAGTGTTTATGAATTCTTCTATTTCAGGTGGGTCTTTGTAACCTGTGAATGCTAGTCCATCAATCCCCAATGGATTATCTTTAAGATATACCCATTTTACCTTATCACCATTTTTCAATGGCTCATACTTGAAAGGAGCATTAAAATGTTTCAAACAATCATTATATAAGATTGCTGCTTTAACGTGAGCAGGTGCACCTTTCATCATTGTAAACGGTACTCGTTTACCTTTTGGCATATATTTCTTAAGATTCTTTACTGCTGAATTCTTAGCAATCTCAGATGTAGGTCTAGTTGTCATATTTTTTTTGAAATCTAAAACATAATCTGAAATTTCTTCTTCAGTTTTACCTTTTAGAATATCAATTAGAACCTTACCCATACATTCTTGGAATGCTTTTGGAAAGGAACTTCGTTTAACATCCAATCCTTTTACATCTAACTTATCACAGGGTACACCATTATCTGATATAATCCATTGTGCATATCGTTTCTTTGCAATCCACAATCCTGCTTTTGCAACATATTCTTTCTTAATCTCTAATCTATGTTTATCTTTATCTACATTAAAAATTTTAGTTGAAAGTATATCATAAAAATCATTAAGATAATCTTGCATTTCTTCTGCAATACCATTTACATAACCAGCAATTGTATCTTGTTCTTCATTTTTCCAATTAGGAAATCTCTTATCCATTAAAGGAACTGCTGAGAAGAAAACAGAATCAGTATCAATGTATATATTAGAATCCAAATCAGGATTACCCAATTCCTTATTGTACTTGATGTTAGCCATATCAGCAGTTGACTTAATAACTGTCTGTCCTGTCGTGGTAACAGCGGTAGCATTATCAACATCATAGAACCTAAAGGCAGGA